CGCTGCACAGAGTCATCAGGGAAATCCGTGATGCAGGTAAAGCGCGATCCCATCTGCACCACCTGGCCCCGGCCCAGCATGCCGACAACATCCAAGGCGCGCTTTAAATTCGTGATGTCATCAAAATAGATATTGCAGGTAAGGCTGTTTGCCGTACAATTTGCGGCCCAGGCTTCAAAGGCGTCATACTCGATTCTTTCAGCATCCACACCCCCGCCGTTTAATGCGTTGTGCAAAAGAAAATAACAAACCCAGGCAGGGTTATCAGCGGGCATATCAACAAGGGCCCCGCCGTCAATGCCGTTTTCGGGAATGGGTATGGTGGATCTTTCAACATCGCAGCTAACCCGGGGCTGGCTTCCGGAAAGCTGGTCTGTTGCAAGGGCGCGCACGCCTAAAATTGCAGTGTACGGATATGAAAACGGGTCTTCAACAATATGCTGATGATAATCCACCCGCACCTCGGTTCCGTAGCGATTGCCGTCCGGAGGCTCGGATGCAAAGCGGAACCGGTATTCATACTGTGCCTTGCCGTCATAAGGCTGCAGGCACTCAAACCACCAGCGTTTTGTGTCGTTCTGGCCTGCCGTTAAAGCTGTCGGGTTGGCGTATTTATAGTTTTCAACATCTAATGGCACGGGATCGCCTGACACGGTAAGCTCGCAGACAAAAGCAACAGTCGGCAAGCCTATAGTTTTATCGCGGGTTGTGCCGGTAGTCAACCTGGCAGATTCCACCGTGTGGGTGTTCCATGTGCCCGGGCTGGTGGGAGATTCTGTCTGGATGCTAACAAATCCTGCAGGCACACCAACAGAAAACTTGGACCACAGATCCCCGTCAACAATATTGATATGAGTTGAGTCGGGCCGGGATAAAACATAGCCGTCCCCGGTCTGATAATCATCAAAACCTACCCACGGCCGCCAGGTCACATCCCCGATTTTGCGGTACTGCATTTCAACATATAAGGTTATTTCATCAAGGCCGCCCTTATCATTTGCATAGTAAAGCCCGCGCGGGGCCTGAAGGCCCACCCCGAAACGGTCAACAGCCTGGGAAAGCTGCCGGGTTGCCCAGTCTGTTGTGATTGGAATATTTACCAGCTCATCTGTGCGCTGGTCATTGAAAAACCATACCGATGGCTGGTCTTGCAACCCGGCCCTGGCATCGGTAAAAACATTTTCATAGTTGTCAATGGGCTGGTCATTTATATGTATATTGTCAATAGCCGGAATAATGAGCTTGCCTGACGCTGATGACCCGTCAGGCTCCTGCTCCGTGTAATCAACCTCGTGACCGCACACGGCAAACAGCATGTTAAGATACTGCTTGTCTCCCACACTTTCCACATACCGGGCGATCATGGGTGGCACCACCCGGTGTTTTCCAAACAACACAGGTATTGCCCGGCCTGGCTCGGAAACATTTTCCCCGGCAGACCAGCCGTAGGTCTGCGATGTTGAAAAGGCTTTCCCCGTGCCGTCTGCCACATCAAGCTTTGCAGGAAAAGCAGAGGACACCAGATGGCCGCCCACGGTTGTGATGCCGGCGGTAACTAAGCTCGATCCAATTGCAGATGTCCCAAAATAGCCAGCAGCGCCATATAAAGCCCCGCCCGCATACCAGGCAACAGCCATCACAGCTATCATGGCCACAATGGCAAAGGGGTTTTTCTTGCCGGACCCGCCCGGTGTGGCACAGTAAGAAAGGGTGTCTGCCGGCTTTAAAATGCGGGCCGCCCGGTCAGGCTCCGGGATTAAAACCCCGTTTACGGCAGCGGCATAAGATATGCCAAGAGCTGGCACGCAATCAGCCAAAGCATCAGAAACGCTTGTTCCCGGTTCAATTTCGCTTATCTGCCTTGAGCGCACCGGATCAAAGGCGTTTGCAATATATATGAGCTTTACTTTTTCCAATGGTAAAAGCCTTTTATTTTTCTGCCCCAAAAACGATGGGAAAGCATAGTTTTAATCACGCCTGTTTCCTTTGTGGTATGGATAAACCGCCGGTTATTTATGCATACCCCGAAATGCTGGATCTCGTCTGGCGCCTCAGGGTCAAGTGCCATTGTTACCACCGCCCCGGGTGCCGGGGTGTTTGCGGGTTCTAAGCGCCTGACAATTTCAATGCGGGCAATCTCTCCGATCTCAGATGTATCAAAGCAGGAGACGGTAAAATCAGGCACGTCATAGCCTATGCGGCGGCATACCTCCATGAGCAGGCCCCAGCAGTCCAAACCCGCTTTGGGATCGCGGCCACCGTCAACAAAGGGCACGCCCATCAAATCGCTAAAATCCGGTGACATAAAACCCCCCGAATCTTTCAGAGTTGGAAAGCTCTCTGCACCTTGAAAGGGTCTTGTCGCACTCGGTTTCCGTTCCGGAATACCCGCATGCATTGGACTTAAACACCCACTGGCACATGGGCAAAAGCCGCCGGGCAGGAAAACGCCTGGTCCAGGGGTTTGACGCGCCCAGGGTAAATGTTGCCCACTGGGGGTTTGTTTTTGGCTGGATGAGCTCAAAAAGGTGGTCCACTTCCGGGGTGTCAGATGCCAGGTTTAAAGAGTTTAAAACATAGATGGTACATACAATGGGCTCATAACCATTAGTCTTGCAATAAAAGTCATAGGCGTGCAGGTAATACTCGATCTCGCGGGACACGTTTGACACGCGCACATCCACACGCGGGACCTCGCCGGAATCGGCCTCGGAAATTTCATTGATCTCAAATGGAAACGCCTGCCAGGTCTCGCCCTGCCAGTTGATGTCCTCGGTGTTGGCCACCACCCGGATGGGAATTTCGTTTCCCGGTATCTCGATTTTTAAGGCCAGCAGAAAAACAGAATCGCTTGTGGCAATCTTGTTTTTTTCTTCAATAGCTACAGATGACAGGGGCAGGGGCATCTATACTTCCTCCACATTCAGCTTGACCTGCCTGGTCTGATAATTATTCCAGGTCCAGTTAAGCTCATCGTCTGAAAAGCGATAATTTCCAGTGCCCAAAAAGCTGTAGGTAAACATCCCGCCCTGGTTGGCTTCAAAAAAGGCTTCAAGTAGCGCGAAATCAGCCTCCCTTAAATAGTTCCAGGTAAGGGAAAAAGTTTTTCTGGCCCTGGAATGCCTTGCCCGGCTTTGCACATAGCCTGCCTCAAACTCTGTGCGCACCTGGGCCTTTACATTCTTGCCCCCGGATTGATAACTCGGATTTGGTATGTCTGGAAAATCTGCCAATGGCTTCACCCGCCTTTAACTCATTTCTGTTTTTTACTCACTACTCACTATTGACAACTCACTTGCTGCCTTCTCATCCTCCAATCGCATTCCTAAGCCCGCCCTTGTTGCGCTGATATGCGTCGATCCAGAGGCTTACAATCATACCCTGGGCGTCAAATTCGGATCTGGCCTCTGTTACCTCCAAACCCTGGACGGAATCGTTGTGGATCTCAATTCGCACATTTTGCGGCCCGGTCTGGGCCTTTACCCCCAGATCCCCGCCTATGCGGGTAAGTGGCATGATGGCTTCAGCCCCGGCCTCGCCCATAAGCCCGGCACCATTTGCCATGGGAAATATTGTGGGCTTGTCCACTATTCCGCCCCTGGCGTATTTTTCAACATGATAACCGCCGGAAAAAACGTTTCCGTGCTCGCTGGCAAACAAGTCACCAACCCAGCTGGAAATATCTTCAGACAGCCGCATCATTTGTTTTTGGATCATCATTTCGGTGATCATCCGGCCAAAGGATTCAGCGATTCTTTTAAATGAAAACTCCGAGTCCCAGAGCATGTCGTTTAACTCTCTGGAATAATAACTAGCCCAGCCATCGAATGCGTTCTCCATATCGCCAACCAAGCCCTGCCACCCGCTGCTGATGCCCTCCCGCGTGTCCTTATCACGGTCAAGTATCCGCCGCATCTCCTCGTCATGTTCCCCGGCCATTTCCGGGCCGATCCCAGCAGGCGCCCCAGCCTTCTCGTCCCATTCCATGGCCCGCCGCATCTCATAAATGCGATCAACCATATTCCGGATCTCATCTGCCCGGTCGCTCGTGGGATCAACGCCGGATTTAAGCACGCGCTGATATTTTTCCCACTCAACCTCGGTCATCAATAGTTGCTTGCGCTGTTCTTCAAGGTCGCCTACAACTTGAAGAAAGCTGGGAGTCAGAACATCAAAGCTCTGGCCCATCTTGTCAGTTTTTGCGGCCATGGTCTGTATGGATTTGGCGGTTCCTTCGGCTGCGGCGCCGGTATCTTCTATGCGGTCGGTCAAGCGGTCAATGCCTTCAAGGCCGGATATGTTTCCTTGGAGGTCAAAGTCTTGTAGTCTATTAAGCCTTGCCTCAATTTCTTGAGCCGCCCTTGATTGATTTTCGGCCCAATCTTCAGACCATTTCTCGCCACTCATGGTGGCCTGCCAGATTTCGCCCAGGTCGCTAATGTTGTCGCCTATGCTACCGAGATTTAGGCCGACGGTCTCCAGTTGCTTGTTTAGCAGATAGATCATGCCGGCAGCCATCCCAATGGGAGTAGAACCAGTGAGAACCCTTCCAATAATCCCAACACCAGCAGCCCCTACAACTCCGTCTGGGAGAGAAGAATAAATGTTTTGTATCCGCCCAAGACTACCTGCCATTGCCTCTATGCCCTCGGCGATGCTTTCAACGTATTCCGGTATTCTTTGTTTTAAAAGCTCGTCGTTATCAGATATCCACTGATTCGTGTCCTGGAGCATATCAGAAAAAACCGGCAACAATTCTTTCCCGATTTCGGTTTTTAAGTCATCAATATTTGCGGTCAGCCGCCGCACTTCGTAGGCATAACTTCCCTGCGAACGCTCAACATCGCCAATGGCATCAGCTGATCCCTCCAGGATGAGCCGATAGGCTGTCATGGCCTTGTCAGCCTCGGTAAGCTCGTCTTTTGTGTTCGCCAGCCCAGCGTTTAGTGCCTCCTGCTGAATCTTGGTAGCACTGAGCATTACGCCATATTTTCGGAGTGGTTCATATTGGCCCGCTAATGCCGATTGGATGTCACGCATTACGTCTGCGGTGGGCATATTATTGAAGCTGCCGATATCCGCAGACAGTTTAACAATTTTGTTGGAAAGCTGCCCGGCCTCTTCCCTGGCCATGCCCATTGGCACAAGCATGTCTTGGATTGACGCCAGGTAGGACCGGGCCGAAGTTTCGGACATGTTGAAATTTTCTTGCAGATTCTCGGCCCATTCATCTGCCTGATCCTCCATGCCCCGGAAAACCACGTTAAACTTGTTCATGGTTTCTTCGAGGTCGGATGCCGCGGTAATGACAGATTGAAAGCCGCCGACAACCGCCCGGAAAGTCAGATAAGATGCGGCTGAAACACCAACACCAACGATGGCGCGCTTAAGCCCGCCCATCTGGTTGGTCAGCCTGCCCCCGGCTTGCTCCATCTGGTCAAGATCGCGCTTTGCGCCCTTGACCTGGCTGGAATCTATAGCTAATGTAAGACGTGTGACATCCATCAGTGCTCGCTTTTGTATGCTTTTATCATGGCTTTGAAATTGTGGGCCACCTTCCCACGGGCGTCTGCATCATGCGGCCCTATTGCATCAGGCCGCGGGCACTCCGGCTTTTCGGAATCAATAAGCTGATTGCAGTATGCAGAGCTTAGCTGGCGCAGCAGTACAGCCTCGTTCGACGGCAATTCTGCATTTGTTGTCCGCTGCCAGGCTTCGATCTCGGCATAAGATACCGGGATGGGGCCAGCAGATCCGGGCCGCGCAAATCCTATTTCTGCCAGCATGTCAATCAAGTGCTGCCCCCAGTCCAGTTCCGGTATTTCTGCTTTTTCTGTGCCTTCAAACATTTCATATCGGGTTTTCTCCGCTTTTTTGGGTGTCGAGTGCAACCAGGCCAGCACGCGGACGTACTGCTTGACCTGGGCTATCGCAAAGGGTCGTAATTCGCCAGGTTCCGGTGGAATCGCCATACCTGGCTTGCGATCCAACCGTTCTCTTTGTAAAGCTTAATCGCCGCTTCTTTCGTGAACTCTATCGGGCCACCTTCATCTTCCAGGTTCTGGCTCCAGCCCTGCGTTACCGCGGCCAAAAACTCGGATCCTGCCTGATCTTCCTGCTCCGGCGTCAATGTTGCCTGGCGACCATAGCGCCGCTCCCTGTCACGGAACGCGTTTTTTGCCACGTCTGAATCCAGGCCATAAATGAATATGTCAACCGTCTTGCCGTGCTCGTCGATGATGGTTTCCCCGGTAAACGGATCTTTTAGGCTCAAAGGCTTCGGGATGTTGCAAGCGTCTCGTGTGTTGTATTTATTTATTTTCATCGCTGTCACCTTTCGCTGTCAGTTGTAAAAGGTGGGGATTTCTATGCGACAGCGAGAACACAGAAATCCCCTATCGGCATGGGAGTGCCGAACTATTACACCGCGTTGGCGTTGTAAGTCGCGTCTGCCGTGATATTGGTATCATGCCGAAGCTGGGTTGCCGTGGCGTCATCCCATGCGCTGAATGTAGCCGTATCCTCAGCAGCATAAACCGGTTCCGCATCGCCGCCGGACGGTACAAGCTGCACGGAAGGCCCGACGATGTACAACCCAGCATCAGCGGTGTAAGTCACAGTAAACACGTCTGCATCAACCACAGGCTTATTGGTGAGTTCCAGCGTGGCCTGAGCCTGATGCACGGTGTTGGCATTGCCGTAGTTATACTGCCAGCTTGATATCATGGCGGTAAAATACACGGTGCCGATCTTTGCGTTGACCAGCTTAACGCTGTGAACCACGTTCCGATTTGCACCATCAAAGCCGGACTGCATCATAGCCTGACCTGCATCGCTAAACACGGTGGCAAGGTTGATGTTGCTCGATCCGTAATTGATTGATCCCTTGGCCTTGTTCACGGTTCCGCTCTTGATTGGCGTAAACTCCGCAATCTGCGCCGTGCCTCCAAACTGCGGAATGTTGCCCACCTCGCCCACTTCCGTGTAAGACAGGGCCGAAAATCCGGCCTTGTCGTAAGTGGCCGGCTCCGCTGCGGCAATGTGTAACTCTGTGCCTACGCTGATATTAATCTTATCGCTCATTTTTTCACCTCTCTATTAACGTTTTAAGTATGCTTTGTATTGCATGGACAGCGCCAGCTTATACCATCCTGTTTCTTGTACTCCCAGCGCGCGTTGGTTGGTCATTATGGTAACAGCCGCACCATCATATTCATGCCGCGAGCCGATTTTAAACACATTGAAGATTTCCTCCGCCTTTTGCTTGGCGGCTATTGCGCCGGTGTCTGCCGGGTAACGAAGTATTATTCGCAGTATTCCATCAGTTTCGTTACTGTGCTTCAAGCTCCAGGGTGTCGTGTCGTTCTGCAAGATCAGCACTTCCGCATAGGCGTCAGAGCCAGGGGTGAACGGCAGGTTTTCATGAGCTATATCCAGTCCGAAA